TAACACCTCAGCTTGTCATCATAGACATCCTCGATGGCCTCATAGACACGCCTACGGAGCGCCTTCGCAGCTTCGGTCGGGTGATTGTCATCGGGAGTGTCGTTTGCTGGGCTGATTTTTGTTTGGGTCATGCCGCGTTCTCCCGCTCCCAAGCCACCCGGCCCGGCCAAGCGTTCCAGTACGCTTCCGACATGGCGACAGCCGACTTTCCGCCGAGACATTCACGCTCGAACGTCTTCCAGCCCCGGCTGTGCTGACGGGCGTGGTGCCCCGAGCAGAGCGGTATGCAGAAGCGGTCGGATGCTTTCGTGCTGATGCCTTTGTCCCCGGCATGATCGACGTGCGCAGCTTCCATCCGGCCCTCGCACAGGCCGTAGCCATCAGCAGCGCAGGGTCGTCCGCGAAGCCACTTGCGGAAGCCCTCAGCGACCTTCCAGGCTGGCCGTGGAGCGTTCTTTCGGCGCGGGCTGGTGTTCACGCGCATCAAACCATCCCCAGATTGCGCAGGAACCGCTCACGGCGCGCTGGCGGCAATTGCGCTGCACACCTGCGGGCATAGTCGGGATCGGGGCGCATAAGGGCCTTGAGGCGTTTCACGGCGATCTTGTGACGGATGAACTGGATCATTGGAGTGTTGGGCGCGCTTGTTAAGCTAGACCGCCCATTCCCTCGCTGTGGGTTCAGGAAAGGCCCAACGCGGCCTTGTAGGTGTCGAGAATGGTTTCGAACTCGCGCCGGTCGTCCGGGCGCATCTTCCGAAGGCGGACAACTTGCCGCATGATCTTGACATCGTAGCCGACTGCCTTGCCTTCGGTGTAGACATCGCGGATATCGTCGCTGATACCCTTCTTTTCTTCTTCGAGGCGCTCGATCCGTTCGATCAAAAGGCGCAGGCGGTCGTCGGTGGCTTCGGCCATGTTCTTTCTCCTCAATAAATGCTGTTGTTGGTGATGAACGGGATATCGTCGTCCAGATCATCGTAGGCAGGCGCGTTGCTTGCAGGGGCGCCCTGTGAGCCGTCAGGAGTGCGATTGCCGCTCTGCCCCTGTGGAGCGCCGTCGAGCATCGTCATCACCGCGCCTGGGCCTTGCAGGACAACTTCCGTTGCGTACCTGTCAGAGCCATCCTGTGCCTGATACTTGCGGGTGCGCAGTTGGCCTTCGAGATAGACCTTGCTGCCCTTCTTGAGGAACCGTTCGGCAACGCCGGCCAGACCTTCGGAAAAGATCGCGACCGTTATCCATTCGGTGCGCTCTTTCTTTTCTCCGCTGCCTTTGTCTTTCCAGCTTTCGGAGCAAGCGAGGCGCAGGTTGCAGACCTTTCCGCCGTTCTGGAATGAACGAACTTCGGGATCAGCCCCTAAATTGCCGATCAGAATAACCTTGTTTACCGATGCCATGTATAAATCTCCTAAGACCGCGCGATGTCGGCAATGGTGTTGGCAAAGTTGGCTTCCAGCAGTTCGATCCTGCGCCGCAGCGGGACAAACTCCGCTGGCATATCAGGCCCGCCATCCCACCATTGGGGCAGCTTTTCCTGAACTTCCGCCAGTAGCCGTTTCGAGGACGCTTCCTCTCTCAGGGCAACCCATGTTTCCCAATCGCCGCAGCCTTCCATGTCATGCACGAAGCCGCGAACCTGCGTCTGCAGGGCACTGTGGGCTTCCCCGCGTTTCTTTGCCGGGGGAGGTGCAGCCGCCGCAGCGTTGCCATCATCGTCTTCCGTGGCCAGCCCGAAGGCGAGTTGCAGGCCATACCTGCGGGCGTATGTCTGTGCCGAACCATAACCCTGGGCGTTGCCGCGATCAGCCGGGACGAACACCTTGCCAGCTGACAATTCTTCGCCGTGGCCGATGTAGAAGGTTTCCACACTCACACCGCTTTCGGCTTCATGCGATACCTGGCGCCACCAGATGCCGTGTTCAGCAATGGGGCGCACTGCGTCGATCACGCTGCCAAGATCGGCGTACTTCGACTTGAAGTGCGGGTTGGCACTGTTTTTCTTCGCTGCCTCCAGTTGCGGGAGGGCTTTGGCGAGGGCGTTCAGCAGCCCGGTGTTGTTAGGTGTGGTCACTTGTTGTCTCCGAAGTTGAGGGGCACCGAGTTGTGGTCATTCCTCGGCGACGGATAAGGGCGCGCAGACTTCCGATTGAGCCGATTACGCGCTTTTGCCTATTACCCCACGCAGGTTCGCCATCGGGAGCAAACCACTGGCGGTAATAGACGGCCAGCCTCCCTGATTGTTTTGTTTCGACAATCTCGTGGACGCGAATTTGGAGCCAACCATTTCCATCAGGATAATCGTCCTCTCCAGCAAACCGCCAAAGCTCCACCACCGGATCGCCATGTTCATCGCTCACATGATCGACAAACATCGAATATCCAACAGAGTAATATACGTCGCCCGCGCTAGGGATCGAAGCCCGAAGGGCCGAGACTTCAGGCTCGGCTTGCGAGAGCCCGTCTTGAGCGCCCGAATCTTCTTTCATCATCACTCTCCAATCCCCGCCAGAACAAACAACACCCCAAACACGACAGCAACACTGGTCAATTGAACAGCAGTATCGCTATCAGGATCGAACAGATCATAGATCATGGCGCGGATGAGGCTTGCCATCAGAACGGCTCCCCTGCGGCTTTTTCAGCCTGCACTAGCAGTTGGTCGAACAGCCAGTTTTGGAAGCCCAAGCTGGCATCACCTTCACCGCTTTTCAGGTGCGCGTATTCTTCCAGCAGCGTCGCGGCGACTTCGCGAGTCCCCTTTTGGAACGGCATCCGGGACAGGAAGATTTTTCCGTCCTTCGCCATCCCACAAATGTTAGGACCGAGCGTGTCGAGAACGATGATCGGGAATTCATTCACTTGGAACCCAGCCCCGCTCAATATGGCGGTGGCCTTGCCCAGCATGAGGTCTTGAACGGGATCAAGCTCGATACTGTCTCCGGGCGTCATGTCCTGCACCACACTGGCGCGGGCCATCGAAACCGCCTTAGGGTTGGCGTTCTTCACCGTCGCTCCACCCATGGCAAGTTCGCGGGCCAGATCACGAAACACTGGCCCGGGTGAGCCATAAGCAGGCACATCCATGTGATGCTCTGAGAACATCTCGCCGCACGTAAGAATGCGCCGCAACATAGGCCGCTCCTCAAGCGCGCCGATGCCTCGTTCAATCCGCTGCTCGACTTGATACCAGTTCTTGGCGGTGCGATCTTCGGTAAGCTCGATCTGGCCGAGAATGTTGTAGGTGTGTGAAAACGGACGACTGGACGTGTGGATGCGAACCCCGCGATAGAACACATAGGGCGTGATGCCTTCGTGTATTTCGATGCTTTCAGCCGCAGCCAGCGGCTTGCTTTCCAGCATGATCGACGTGCGATCCGGCCACACTTCGTCCAGGCCGACAGCGACAATTGTTGTCATTCCCTCGACTGGAATCTCTGCGATTTCAGCTTCCCCGATCTGCCAATACCTGCCATTCTCGTCCCGGCAATTGCTGGCGAGTTCACGGAATGCCATCCATGGCTTCCATGTGCGCCCAAGGTTCGTGGTGAACCCGATGCGCTGGCCGTCGAGAGTGACGAAGTCGAATTCTTCCCCGCGCACTTCACCCTTTTCAGTGCCGAGAACATGGGCCTCAAGGCCACGCCAAATAGTTACGCTTCCGCCATCGCGGAGAATGGTGGCGATGGAGAACTTGAGGCCGGTCCCAAAGAAACCGATTACCTCATCACCATCCTTGACGCTGACACCCATCGTGGTGACAACCGCCATGTCTATTAGTCCGGGGTTCTGAAAAATGATCACTTCGCGGACTCCTTGATTTTTGTGGTTTTCTTTGCCTGCCGGGCATTGTCATCCCGCAGCGCCTGCACCCGATCCTTGAACCGGATCGCCTGCATGGCTTCGTCGCCGTTGAGCGTTTCGAACGCCGGGCGGAGAACGGGGGCGGTCATGCTGGTTCTCCCGCGCACTTGTCGCATTCGACGTATTGCCCGCTGGTGGGATCGGCATTGTTCCAGACCTTGCCTTCGCCGTCGCAGTGCTGGCAGTGTTCCGTGATCCAGCAATCGACTTCGGCCTTGAGGTCATCAATGGTACGCGCAAAGACGCGCTCGCCATTGTCCACCCAGCCATCCTCGTGGCCTTCATAGCTGGCGTCGTAGTTGGGTCCGGTGGCGGCAAACTGGCCGTATTCCCAATCGATCGACCATCCGCGATAGGTCTGCGCGCTCATGCTGCCGCACCCCTCGTCACAAACCGAACCGCAGGCGCATAGTCCGCAAAGAACATGCGCACCCCGTCAGCCGCGCCTTCACGGCGATACGCATCCAGCTTGCGGAGAAGCGTCCCGGCCCGGCTATGGTCCAGACGGCGCGCGCGGATCACGGCGCGAAGGCTGCGCGATGCGTGGCGGGCGCGGTTGGCGAGGGCTGGGTCGGGCAGGTAGCCCGTAGCAAGAGCCTTGTGGGTGGTGTTGATGTGGGTCATGCTGAGGCCCACACTTTTTTGCGGCGGTCGTCGTCGCTGGCGAGTTCATAACCAAGCAACTCGGCGGTCTTCACATCGTCGGGAATAATCCCCTGTGAGCGCCAATGGTCGAATTCCGCTTGGGTGCCTTGACCATACCAAGCGCCATCATCGAAGCGCCATGTATAAACAGGAACGGTTGCCATCGTTTCCTCCAAAGCCGGGGTGGCTGATGGGGACAGAATACACGGTGCGCTACAGGATGCAATAGCAAATAGCATCTTGACGCATTTTATTTTAGCCCTATTGTGCGGGGCATGGAACTCACCACAAAAGAAATTCGCGACCGCGCCTATGCTGCCCGCGTCCCTGTGAGCGAGGTGATGAAACGCGCTGGCGTTGCCAACTCCACCTTTCACCGCTGGGTGAAATCTGACGGTCCGAAACCGCATCCTGTGACGCTCGGCAAGATCGAGGATGCTCTTGCCGCTATTGAGGCTGAATACGCGGACAAGGCAGCATGACCCTGACCGACAGCCTCTATGCCTACGCCCGCGCGCTGGAAGAACGTCATCTGGCGAGGTTCCGGCGCTGCGTGGTGCGGGTGGCCGTCAACGACAACTTCAAGGGGTGGGCGGCCTAGATGCCCCGAGCCCCAACAAGCTCCCACCTGCGGTGGGTCACTACGCCGCCGGGAGACGCGGATACCCCCTGCCGCGCCCCGGCGGCGTTTTTTCGTGTTCTCGTCGCTTGCGAGTTTTCCGCGACCGTGCGCGATGCCTTCCGCGCCCGCGGCTTCGATGCATGGTCCTGCGACCTGCTGCCGAGCGAGGGGAGCAACGACTGGCACATACAGGACGATGTGTTTTTCGCCATTCGCGACTGCGGCCCGTGGGATTTGATGGTGGTTCACCCGCCATGCACCCATCTGGCTGTCAGTGGCGCACGATGGTTTGCGGAGAAGCGCGAGGAACAGCGGGAAGCGCTGGCGTTCGTTGCAGACCTGCTCGACGCGCCAATCCCCCATATCGCGCTTGAGAACCCGATCAGCATCATTTCGAGCCGGATCAGGAAGCCAGACCAGATCATTCAGCCCTGGCAGTTCGGGCACGGCGAAACCAAGGCAACCTGCTTGTGGCTCAAGGGCCTGCCCAAGCTGCAACCGACGAACATTGTCGAAGGCCGGGAAGCGCGCGTTCACCGGATGCCACCCGGACCAGACCGCTGGAAGGAACGCTCTCGCACCTTCGCCGGGATTGCCGAAGCAATGGCCGACCAGTGGGGCGCGCACCTTTGTGCCGCTCCTGTTTCCAATTCCATAGCCCATTCCGCCCAACTGACGGCCTGAGAGGATTTTGCAATGCAGCGTGAAGGGTTGTCTCGTCCTGACACAGAACATGGTGAATTTAGGTATAATGGGGGTGGGGCGTGATCGGTCCTCTCCCCGAAGACATTCGCGCCGAGCGAATGCTTGAGATTGGTAGCCGCCAGCTTTTATCTGCGATCATGCGCGCAAGGGCCGGACTTCCGACCTATGCGAACCGCAGCCTGGTGTGGAACGAGCGCACTTGCCGCACGGTTCGCGATCCGAACAGCGCGAGCTTTGCCTATACCGTGCAGGCTGCTGAACGCTTCCGCCAGCAGCGCGAGACAGCCGAGCGCCAGCGTATCGAGCCGCGCGATCCTTGCCCGGTTTGCGCTACACGCCGCGACATTGGCTGCGAGCACACACGGAGGGCTGCGTAATGGCTTCCCTGAACCGCTGCGAATTTATCGGCAATCTCGGCGCCGATCCCGAGGTCAAGACCTTCCAGAACGGCGGCAAGGTCTGCAATCTGCGCCTCGCCTGCTCCGAAAGCTGGAAGGATAAAACGACCGGCGAGAAGAAGGAAAAGACCGAATGGGTTTCGGTCGCGATCTTCTCCGATGGGCTGGCCGGTGTTGCCGAGCGCTACCTCAAGAAAGGCTCGAAGGTCTACGTCTCCGGCAAACTGCAAACGCGCAAGTGGCAGGATCAGTCGGGGAATGACCGCTACAGCACCGAGATCGTGTTACAGGGCTTCGACGCGACGCTGATCCTGCTCGACGGTAAGCCCCAGGGCGGGCAGCAGTCCGGCGGATGGTCGGAGCAACGCCGGGGGCCGGATGGGGCTAGGGGCGCGCCGCCTGCCAGCGCTGACGACCTGGACGATGATATTCCGTTCATGACGAGCGGGGGTATCTGGTGAACCGCGCCCGCACCAAGGCCCCCACGCGCTCCTACTGGCGCTCGCAGCTCGTCCAGTGGCTTGCTTACCGCGACAGCCTCGAAGGCGTCACCGTGGCGGATATGCCGTCGTGGGTGAAGTCGATGGCCAAGGGTGAGCCGGAAGCGATGCTGCGGGCTGAGGTTGAGCGGCGGGCGGGGAGGGATGCGGCGTGAACGACCTAACCCCCATCCGCGCTGTTGCAAGCCGTGTCGAGGTAATAGGGCGGGCAACGCTTATTCAGGCGGATTGCCGGGACGTGCTGCCGTTGCTGGGCAAGGTCGATGCTGTCGTGACTGATCCTCCGTATGGGATTGGTGTTTGCGGAAACGAAGGCGGCGTCACCAGCCTTAAGTCCGGCGCGAAGGACTACGGCAGACAAGAGTGGGACAACGAGCCTATTGAGCAGGTCGAAATCGACCTTCTGCTTGCCGCCGCCAAAAACCAGATAATTTGGGGTGGAAACTATTTTGCAAGCCACCTTCCAGACAGCCAGTGCTGGCTCGTTTGGGACAAAATGAACGGCGAAGGCTTCTCGCTGGCTGATGTTGAATTGGCGTGGACTTCCTTTGACAAGGCCGCACGCATGTTCCGCAAGTCTCGCACCGTCACATTCGGTGAGGACAAGGCCCACCCGACGCAGAAGCCAATCTCGCTTATGAAATGGTCTGTCAGCTTTGTACAAGCCGCTGGGACCATCCTCGACCCCTTCATGGGCAGCGGCACGACTGGCGTTGCGGCAGTCCAGATGGGGCGCGACTTCATCGGCATCGAAAGGGAAGAGCGATACTTTGAGATCGCCTGTCGCAGAATTGCAGAGGCTCAGCGTCAAGGTGACTTGTTTATCGAAGGCGCAGCGGCATGATCGCGAGGCCCGTAACCCATTTGTCCCCAAGTGTGGACGCGGTGACAGTTCGCGCACAGCAGGCGCAGGTTGCCCTTGTTAGCCTCCCAATCACGCAGGCGGTAGTTCCAAGCGCGCGGGCGGCCCTGCTTAAGCGACCTGTCTATGTGATCGATGTCCAGAACGCGGTAATCCGTTTCACCGCATCCCACGCACGATCCGCCAAGCTCGTCTATGAGCGCCAGTTTCCTTCGCCAATTTCGAGGATGCTTGTGCTTAGTGTGGGCGTGGACCGTCCAGTAGGCGTTGCGACAGGCAACATCACAAAAGCGGTGCTGGCAAGGGTTTCCGCATTGTTCGCACGACGTGCCTCGCTTCCAGCGAGTAGCGAGATAGCAGTCGCGCCCACAATACTTCCCGGTGCCATTTCGCAACCGATAAAGGTGGGTTTCAAACGGCTTGCCGCAATTGCAGCAAGCTACCTCAACTGCGCTCTTTTTCATGTTCAAAGTATAGCATGGAACGTGCGGCGCACCAAGTACTTCGACATAGCACGCAAGCGCATCGAGGATGCCCAGCGACAGGGTGATTTGTTCGTGGAGGCAGCCGCATGAACGCCCTCTCAGCCTTCGACACGCTGGAACACGAGCCGTTGTATGAGGCGGCGCTGTTCTTCATCGAGCCAAAGGACCGCGATCCGGCGGACGAGGCCACGCGCGTTTCGATCTTCCGCAACGTCCTGCGCAGTGCTGCCCCGCAAGCCATGGTGGTGGGCATTCCGAACGCTGCCAATCGCGGGCAGTGGGCGAAGAACCAGGCGAAGAAGGAGGGCGCTTATTGGGGCTTCCCTGATTTGATGGTGCTGGCGCCCAGCGGGATCATCTCCCCCATCGACCGGCCTTTGGTGGCCTTCCTTGAGTTCAAGGCGGGCCAGACCATGCCTGCGCAACACCAGATCGATTGTCTGAACAGGCTTCACCGCATGGGCTTCCCGGTTGGCGTGTTTCGCAATGCGGAGACGGCGGTTCGGTTTCTGCGGGAACATGATGTGATTGGGGGTGGTGTGTGAACCTCGACCCCCTCGCCATCCTCGCCAGCCCGACATTCGACCTCAGCGGGTTTGCGCGCGCGTTGATCCTCTCGCTGATCCGCAATGAGCCGGACCCGAGCGAGTGCAAGCAGCGCATCATGATCGCTTACGAGCATGGGCATCTGACTGGCGAGGAGGCTGAGTTTTACATCGGGGCGTGGGGGTTGAGGGAGGCATGAGCTACCACGACGCCATCGCCGACTTCATCGCGTTCATGGCCGCGAATGGCGTTGAGCCGATCGAGCCTATCCAGCAGCGCCTTGCCAGCGGTTCTCTGATCCGCTTCCGCTGCGAAGGCGATGGCAAGGGTCGGCGCAATGGCTGGGCCATCCTCTATCTCGACGAGCGCCCCGCCGGAGCTTTCGGCAATTACCGGATGAACACCGGCACCCTCAAGTGGAAGGCGTCGGGCGACAGGCCCGCGCTTTCGCAGGAAGAACGCGACGCGCTCCAGCGCGAGTGGCGTGAAGCGAAGGAAAAGCGCGACGCTGAGAAGCGCGACAATGAGCGCCAGGCCGCGCTTGACGCATCCGACATGTGGCAGCGCGCCGCCCCGGCTTCGCCAGAGCATGGCTATGTCGTCGGCAAGCGGATCAACCCCGCGCCGCTGCGCCAGATCGGCGATCAACTGCTCGTCCCTATGTTCGACGCCCAAGGCCTGCTCTGGAACCTCCAGCGCATCCGGCCCAACGGGGATAAGCGCTTCCTTCGCGGCGGTCGCGTCGATGATCTGTTCTGCATCATCGGGAGCTTCGACGGCGCCTGCGAGGCCGCGATTGGCGAAGGCTACGCCACGATGGACGCGGTCAATCAGGCCGCAGACATTCCAGCGATTGTCGCGTTCAGCGCGAAGAACATGGTCCGCGTAGCCCGCCTTTGGGCAGATGCGCGGCCGGACCTCCACTTCATCGTGGTCGCGGACGACGACGCCAAGCTCGCGGCTGAGCGGCCCGACATCGGAAACGTTGGCCGAACCGCGGCGGAAGCAGCGGCGGCGGAAATTGGCGCCAGGGTCGCGTACCCACAGGGGAGGGCGGCTTGAGCGTGACCGACAACCGCGACCTTAACGACGACTTCGTGCAGTACGGCAGCGAGGCCGTCCGCGCGTCGATCCTTGGCGCGCGCGACACCCTCCCGCCAATCGCGCCTTACAACGAAGGCGAAGAAGCGGAAATTTCACCCCTTCCCGGCGTGGTTTTTCCAGAGGATTGGACTGGCGCGCAGGCCCCATACCGAAGTTTTATCGTGCCGGGCTGGGTTCCGCGCGGGTCCGCCTGCTTACTCAGCGGGCAAGAGGGCGTAGGCAAGTCTCTTATCGGCCAGCAGATGGCCACGTGTGCGGCGGCAGGCGTCGCATTCCTCGGGATGGAAATCGCGCCGTGCAAGGTCATCTACCTCACGTGCGAAGATCCTGCTGACGAACTGTGGCGGCGCCAGGAGAGCATCAACGAAGCGCTCGGGGTCGAGATGTCGGCACTTGAGGAAAGGCTGATGTTCGTAAGCCTCAAGGGCGAGATCGGCAACGAATTCGGAACTTATGACAACGAGGGCAGGCTATCAGCCTCAGAGCGCTATCGGCAGGTCGAAAAGGCCGCGATCGGCTTCGGCGCGCAGCTTATTTTCCTCGATAACGCAGCCCATATCTTTCCGGGGAACGAGAACGCGCGGCATGATGTGGCGGTCTTTCTCGGCTTGCTCGAACGCCTATCCGAACGGATCGACGGCGCGGCAATCCTGCTCGCCCACCCGAATAAACAGCACAGCCAGGGCAACAAGCAGGGCAACGAATATTCCGGTTCGACGGGGTGGAGCGCGCACGTCCGCAGCCGCCTTTTCATTGATTGGGCCGACCGGGACAGCGACGGAAATTACCTCGGCGATGATGGCCGAGTCCTTCGCAAATCCAAGGCGAACTACGGCAAGAAGGGGGAGGAAATACACTTCCGGTGGCACAAGTGGGCGTTTATTCGCGACGAGGATCTACCCCCCAGCACCGCCGCAGAGCTACGTGAAGTGAGCCGGGCGAGCTTTGAGAACGACTGCTTCCTCGCCTGTCTGAGGCAGCGGAACTCAGAGCAGCGCGCGGTTTCGGAAAGCCCTTCATCGCGCACCTACGCCCCGAAAGTGTTTGCTGAAATGTCGGAGGCGAGGGGCTGCACCCGCGAGCAACTCGACCAGGCAATGGGACGACTGTTCCGTATCGGCGCGATCGAACGCGGGTTTTTATGGGTCATGAGAGGCGAGGGGAAGACCGCACATGGGCTTCGGGAAGCAGCCGTAAAAGGCCCCGGATTAACCAAATCGGTTTCCGATGACGTACCGATGACGTCTGCCAAAAACCCGATGACCTCGGAGGGAAAATAGGAAAATGCTTATTTTTCAACCCGATGACTGTAAAAGGCGAAACTCCGATGACGTACCGATGACGTACCGACGACCCCCCGACGACCTCTCCGATGACGTACCTACCCCTTACGGGGTAATTCCGGGCCGGTTTGGCCGCCCCGGATCACCCCGGTGGAAAGGCCCACCCCATGACCCTCCACGTCACGGATCATGCGAGCAAACCGAAACTTGCAACCGACACGCGAGCAACACAGGCAGGAGTGAGTGATGGCCAAGGCGGGGCGTAAACGGAAGCAGGGGAAGAGGGCGACACCACGCGATGACGTGACGCTCGAACGCCAGCAGCACAACGAGTTCGTCAGCGCTGGCATGGCTCGCAGGGTGAAGCCGGTGATCGAAAGCCTGCACGAAGCCGGACAACTCACCCAGGCGGAATACGACGCGCTGCTGTACTACCGCCAGCAGGCCGGGCTTGCCGACAAGTCCCCGGTGCGCTCGTGCTGCGACATGTCACCTCGTGGCGGGCATGGACCGGGGGTGTCGATCCTCAGTGCCCAGATCGAAACGGGGCGCATGGAACGCGATATGGGGCAGTTGTGGACGCTTGCCCGTGCCGTTGCAGTGGATGACTGGAGCCTGACACGGTGGTGCATCGAAAAACACGGTGGGCGTGAGAAGGGCGGCAGGGTCGTCGTCCGAGGCAGCGACGAGACGGTGAAGCTCAGGATGGGAATCGCCCGGATGGAACTGCGCCACGCTGCGTGGAGGATCGCCCCACATGCACAATATGCCGAAAATCGCCCACAGAAGCCCGTACAGCGCGAAAACGGGGTTGAGATAGGTGTGGGTGGCTTAGCGGCTTGAGACGCGCTGAGAGGGGCTTTTACGGGAGGCTTGACACATGGGACAGAAAATGAAACACCCCGCCAAGGTCGCAGAGGTGCGACCGGATAAGGCCTCGCACAAACGCGGGGCTTTTTTCGTTTCAGATCGGCAGGCTCCTCCCCCTGCCAGCCCGTCCACCCGCCGAGACACGTCAAGACGCCCGGAACTATGGGGGCGGCAATCGGTCGTGTGTGCGACGGGCGAAATTCCATGAGGTTGCGTGATGGCTGACGACGCTAACTTAAGCGCTGAAAAGCGTGATGAGGCTGGTCGCTTCATTGTGCCGCCTGTTTCGCCTGGTCGCCCGAAAGGCGCGCGCAACAAACTGGGTGAGGCATTCCTTGAGGCGATGCAGAAGGACTTCGAGGAACACGGCGCACAGGCGATTGCTCAGGCCCGCGAAACCAAGCCGGAAGTCTATGTCCGCGTGATCGCCGGGCTGCTGCCGACCGAGCACAAACTGACGATCAATGATCAATTCAGCGAGATGACGGATGCAGAGCTTGCAGAACGTCTCCAACGACTCGCAGCGACGATTGCTCCTTTCCTCGATGGCGGAGCTGGAGGCGCTGACAAGGCAGTTGGCGGCAAGGAAAGCAAGAAACTCGCTGATCGAGTTCACTGAATACACCAACCCGCTGTATCAACGCGCGGGCCATCACGAACGCATAGCCGAGAAGCTGGAGGCGGTTGAGCGCGGCGAAATTGATCGGCTGATGATCTTCATGCCTCCGAGGCATGGGAAGTCAGAGCTGGCGAGCAAGCGCTTTCCTGCGTGGTGTCTTGGCCGCGATCCGAAACGCCAGATCATCGCGGCGAGCTACAACAGCGATCTGGCAAACGACTTTGGCCGCAACGTCCGCAATCTGGTGGCCGAGCCTGAATTTCGGGAAGTGTTTCCGAACGTAACGCTGGCACCTGACAGCCAGGCAGCGAACCGGATGAACACGAACCACGGCGGGACTTACGTCGCTGCCGGTGTCGGCACGGCAGTAACGGGACGCGGCGCACATATTGCGCTGATCGACGATCCCTTCAAGGACCGCGAGGAAGCCGACAGCGAGCGCCGCCGGGACTTGGTGTGGGATTGGTACAGATCGACGCTCTACACCCGCTTGATGCCGGGCGGGGCCATAATTCTGGTGCAAACTCGCTGGCATGAAGATGATTTGGCAGGCCGCTTGCTTGAGCAGGACGGCGAGCAATGGGAAATACTTGATCTGCCCGCCATCGACGCAACAGGCGAGGCGCTTTGGCCGGAATGGTATCCGGTCGATACGCTGGACAGGATCAAGGCGACAATCGGCCCGCGCGAATGGTCAGCCCTGTACCAGCAGCGCCCGCAACCAGACGAAGGCACGTTCTTCAAGCGCGAATGGTTCAAGACATGGACCGCAAAGCCGACGCTGAGGTACTACGGAACAAGCGACTACGCCGTTACCGATGGCGGTGGGGATTACACTGTGCACCGCGTTTGGGGAATTGGCCCTGATGGCGATGTGTACCGTGTCGATGGCTGGCGAGGTCAGACGACTTCGGACGAGTGGATCGAAAGCAAACTGGACCTGGTGAAGCAATACAAGCCGCTGTGCTGGTTCGGTGAAGGCGGTGTGATCCAGAAGGCAATCGAGCCGATGCTTAAGCGCCGAATGCGTGAACGCAGCGTCTATTGCCGGATGGAATGGCTGCCCAGCGTTCACGACAAACCGACGAGAGCGCGAAGCTTTCAGGCAATGGCGGCAAGCGGGCGCGTGTTCTTTGAGCCTGGCGCCGACATTGCCGAACACCTGGTGTTTCCGGCAGGCAAGAATGACGATGATGTGGACTGCTCCAGCCTGATCGGGCGGGCAATCGACATGGCTCACCCGGCGATTGTGAAGACCGATACGGCGAAAAAGCCGCGTGATCGCTGGAACAAAGACGACAGGGAAGAGGAGGCATCATGGAAAGTGCTGTAGCCTTCCTTGTTGAAGACACCGAGATTTCGCATTCGGAGCTGTGCCAGCAGTTCGAGGACGCAGAGAGCGTAACGCGCCCCAACCGCGCGCTGTGCGAACGTGATCGCGACTATTACGACGAAAAGCAGCTCACGCCGGACGAGGAAAAGGCGCTCAAGAAGCGCGGTCAGCCCCCCGTGGTGTTCAACGAGATCAAGCCCAAGGTCAACACGATGCTGGGGCTGGAAAAGCAGACCCGCAAAGACCCTAAGGCATTCCCTCGCAACCCCGATGACGAGGAAGCGGCCAAGTCGGCAACCGACGCCATCCGCTATGTCTGCGAAGACAGCCGGTGGGACGACAAGCGCTCGCATTGTGCCAAGGACCTGGCGATTGAAGGCACCTGCGCCGTCATGGTCGGCGTCAAGCAGACGAAGGGCGGGATTGATCCCGATATCCGCCGTGTTCCGTGGGACAGGTTCTATTACGATCCCGCATCGAGCGAGTTCGACTTTGCCGACGCCAAGTTCATGGGTGTTGTGGTCTGGATGGACCTTGACGATGCCATACGTAAATACCCCGAGGCGCGCGATGTCCTGACCGCAACATGGTCAAGCGCAGCGGATTCGGAAACGTATGACGACAAGCCAAAATATGGGCTGTGGGCCGATTACCGCCGCCGCCGCGTAAGGCTGTGCGAGCACTACTATAACGAAGGCGCGTGGAAGTTCTGCATCTTCACCAAGGGCGGGTTTGTGGTTAGCCCAATGGAAAGCCCGTATATCGGGGAAGAAGACCTTCCTGAATGCCCGATCAAGGCGGTGAGCCTATATATCGACCGCGACAACAATCGCTACGGCGAAGTGCGTTCGATGATTTCCCCGCAGGACGAGGTGAACAAGCGTCGGTCCAAGTCGCTGCACCTCGCCAGCACTCGGCAGGTTCGGGTTTCGCCTAACGTAGCAACCGATCCGAATACTGTCCGCAAGGAATTGTCCCGCCCGGATGGTGTGTTCATCGGTGAACACGGTGATGTCGATATTCTGCGCAACGATGACATGCTGATGGGCAATCTGAACCTGATGCAGGATGCGCGCCAGCACATTCATCGTTCGGGCTTCAACAATGCCTTGGCAGGCAAGGATACTTCGAGCCAATCGGGTCGCGCCATTAGCTTGCAGCAGACTGCCGGAATGAACGAGGCGGCGAATTACCTCGATTGCATCCGTGTGTTGAGCATGGCGGTGTATCGTTCGGTGTGGTGCCGCATTCGGCAGTTCTGGACCGGGGAGCGCTGGATCAGGGTTACGGACAATGACAACAACCTGAAGTTTGTTGGCCTGAACCGTCCCGTCACCGCATTGCAGCAGGCAGCGAAGCAATTGGGCGTTGGCCCTGAGAACGTCGAACAGGCCGATCCGCAGGCCGTGGCTATGTTGGAGGCTTTCGCTCAGGACCCGCGCTCACAACAGGTCGTGGCGGTCGAGAACAGCGTTACAGAGCTTGATGTGGACATTCTGGTGGACGAGGGCATCGACACTCCCACGGCAGCGGCGGAACAGTTCACCGAGATCGTGAACATGGCGCCTGCTTTGGGCCAGATCGCACAGACGCCCAAGTTCCTCGAATTCCTCGTGGCTGCGTCAAGCCTGAGGGAAAAGAGCAAACTGCTTGAGATCCTGAAAGAAGCGCAGGCCGGACCTTCACAGGAGCAGCAGCAGATGATGCAGTTGATGCAGCAGCTTCAACTCGCGCTTCAGCAGGCTGAGGTCGAGAACAAGCAGGCCGACACCGCAAAGAAGACCGCCGAGGCGCAAGAAACGCAGGCCGGGATCGTGATGGACGCGGCGCGGGTAGGGGCTGGGCGATGATTGTTGAACAGGTCGAGGTCAAGCGCGCTCCTAAATTCGAAAAGGTTGAAGTTATCGAAGATGGCAAGGCTGTCGCGATCCTCCTGCGGGAGTGGAACGGGACTGTCAGCGCCATTCGCATCGGCGTGGAACAGGTAGCCGATTGACATTCCCCTAAGGGGATAAAGCCGTCGCCGGGCATCGGGCGTTCATGAGAGCCGCCGTCTCCAACGGGCGTCAGCGAGGACGATATGGACCAGACCAGCTTGGACGAAATGCTCAACGACGAACCGAGTGAAATCCCCACCCTGCCGGAAGAAACCGAAGCGGAAGCCGAGGCTCGGATAAGGGATGAAAAGGGGCGTTTTGCGAAGAAGGGCGAAGAAGAGGGTGCGCCGCCTGCACCTGCGAACGAGTTCGACGGCGCTGCCACCGTGGCAGAACGTCGCAAGCGTCAAGAGGCTGAGGATCGAATCCGCGCCCTCGAACAACAATTGCAGTCATTGCATAACCCGCCAGCCCCTCCGCCTTCGGTATTCGAAGACGAGAACGGAGCGTTCAATCACTACGGTAACCAGGTGGTGCAGCAGGCCGTGCAGACGGCCTCAATCAACGCAACCCTGAATACATCGGAGATGCTTGCGCGCCGGGAACACGCGGACTTTGAGGATATCAAAGCCGAGTTTCTCGAACTGGCGGCACAGAACCCCGCACTGCGGGAACAGGCCCTGAGCGACCCTCATCCGTGGGAAAAGGCGTATCAAATCGCCTCGAACGCCCGCGCGTTGAAAGAGCTTGGGTCCACCAACGTCAATGACCTGCGCGAACAGATCAGAGCGGAAATTCAGGCGGAAATGCAGGGACAGGCTCCCGCGCGCCCCGGACTCCCGCCCACCCTCACGACCGAACGCAACATGGGATCGCGATCCGGCCCGTCATGGGCAGGACCCACGTCCCTATCGGACATGCTGAAATAGCATAGTTCGTGGGTTGCCGGTCTTTCATCTGAAGGACATTCACCATGGCGGATACTACCCCCGCAACCGGCGTCGTTGCCCAGCAGTGGGACGACAAGTTCAACGTCGAATACTTCCAGGAAGGGCCGTTCAAGCCCCTCATGGGCACCAACGAAAACTCGGTCATTCAGGTTGTTGAAGACCTGACGAAGAAGCCGGGCGATTCCATCACCATCATGCTGGTGAATCGCCTGACCAACACGGCGACCACCGGCACGGACGTTCTCGAAGGCAACGAAGAGGACATGTCCACCCGCTCGATGCGCATCTACATCGAGAAGTACCGCAACGCCGTCCGTGTGGCGGAGATGTCGGAAGTGAAGAGCGCGGTTTCGCTGCGCAATCAGGCCAAGCCTCGCTTGCTCGATTGGGCTACGGAACTCACCCGCGATCAGTTCATTGAAGCACTGGGTTCGCTGAACGGCACGAAGTTCACTTCGCGCACCAGCACCATTGCTGACACCTGGCTGGTCGATAACAAGGACCGCACCGTATTCGGCGCCTATTCCGTTGGCGGCAGCGCTGGCGGTTCGGACATGTCGGCGGACCTTGGCCAGCTCGATACGACCGATGATCGCTTCACGTTCGCCCGTCTGGACAGCATGATCCTTGCGGCGAAAACGTGCAGCCCGAAGATCCGACCGATGCGCGATCCGGGGAATGGTCGCCGCTACTATGTGGCGTTTGCTAATCCCTTCGCGTTCAAGGACCTTCGCGACAGCCTGGACACCGAAGTCCTGGCATCGACCGTGGTTGAGATGCAGGCATCCAAGCTCTTTGAGGGCGGCGATATCCTGTGGAACGGCTGCATCGTGAAGGAAGTCGATAATATCCCGATCTGGGCCAATATCGGCAACTCCAGCACCACGGAAGTTACCCCTGTCTACCTGTGCGGCGCTCAAGCGCTGGCAATGGCCTGGGGTCGTCGCTGGAAGACTGTCACCGACACGATGGATTACGGTGACAAGCAGGGCGTGGCTGTCGATGGCATCTACGGCATCCGCAAGATCATCTACGGCTCGGGCAACACCGACACCGCTGATCTGAAGGATAACGGCGTCGTGTCTGGCTTCTTCGCAACTGTCGGCCCCGCCACCGTGCTTTCGGCTGGCGAAGTCTAAGGAGAAACTGACATGGCAACTTACCAAAGCGATCAGTACGCCCAGAACCTCACCTATAACGGCATTGTGCCCTCGGGTGTGGTTCATCGGGTGGCTGCGAAGTTCACCATCACGACTGCTCTTGCGGTAAACGATGTGGTGAAGATGCTTCGGCTTCCTGCCGGGGCAACTGTTGTGGAAGGCCGTCTCAAGGCGACTGACATCGATACGGGCACGGAAACGCTCGACATCGACATCGGTTGGGCTGCGAACGGCGTCGATGTTGCAGACGAAGATGGCTACGGCAATCTTGGTGTGTGGACCGGCGATTCCAACAACGACTTCGCATTCGGCAACGATCTGTGGACGACCGGGCCGCGCACTTTCACGGTGCCGACCGACATCCAGCTTGATGTGAATGCAGCGGCGAACGCCGGCGGCACGGGCGTCATTTGGATGATCATCGACTACTACATCGCATGACGGATTGGGGCGGGGGAAACCTCGCCCCTTTCTCTTTGGGAGAAGCATATGCCGCGCCTGAAATTCATCGGAGACTACACCTGCGGACGCGATACGTTGC